ATGCCCTGCCTAGTCTGTTCATATAAGCTAGGTGAATCCCTTTACCTAGCCCACATATATTTAGTTTTGAGAGAGAAATATTCATTTCCACAATACTATTATCTCACATTTTAAATTGTAAAATCGGCAGAAAAACGGCAATAAAAAGACCTAGAATTTAATCTAGGTCTTTCATTATATTATTTAACTTTCCATATTCTCTTTCCATTGCTTCAATAGTTACTACCCAATCACGACCAAATTTTTTACAATCAATATTTTCAACTAATTTTCCTGTTGCAACTGCTTTTCTAAGTGTAGAATCTTTCAAATTCCATAATTTTGTTGCTTCTGCAAAGCTATAAATACCTTCAAATCGATTCATAAAATTCCTCCTAATCATTGTTAGAAAATTGAGTTAATAACATAATATAACAAGAGTAATGCTCCAATTAATTTAATAGTGTCATACAGTAATTTCAATAATTCAAATCTTAATGCTCTATACTTATTCATTGTATTTTTAGTGACTATGTTTTATAATTTAGTTAAGAGGGAAGGTGCAACTTCCACTCTTAACGTTTACTAATGTAGGCTATCTATTACCATTTTGATGACTGCTAATAGTGTGCCAACTTCGAGTACGAGTTCAGTTAATTCTTTTATGAGTTTTCTGAACTCTTTTATTTTCTTAGTCACTTTCTTTTCACCTCCTTTCTATATTTCAATTATATCACGCATACGTGATATTGTCAATAATTTCCATATACTTTTTTTATAAAAAAATAGACAGCTATTAACTGCCTATAAATCTAACATCTTAAATAATGGTTCTTGCTCTATTAGTGCTTTCTTTCCAAACAAGGCTATTGATATTGAACTAATGGCTTGATTAGCTCTTTCTCTTAATTGTCTTTCTTCTAAGTATACTTTATCAACTATTAAACTCCATTCTAAGCCTTCAATATACCTATACCTTATAATTTGTTTATGTATAGGTTTTAAATTGCTTATGGATACATCTATTGTATATTTTAGTGCTTCCATTTCATATAATTCTATCTGCTTTTCTATTATCTTTTCTTCAAGATTAATTAACTCATTTTCAACTTGATTACTTATTGAATTAGTCTTACTTATGGGAATGCTGTCATAGCTTAAACCTTGCATAAAATCACCTAAATGGAACTCTTTGAGATTTTTTATTTGAAGTTTTAGACTTTCAATATTAATATGTAGTTGTTTGTAGTTCTCAAGGTGTTTTTTAGTTGCCATAAAAAACTCCTTTTTAACTTTACTTGCCATAACATCACTCCTATTTATTTAAGCTACCTTTTTCTTATTTTCTTTTCTCTTTTTCTTAAGTTCACTATATTCTATCCAACCATCTACCCCATATTTTTTGCTTTTAGCAATCCATATCAATTTTTTGTCCTGATATTTATAGTCAAAAAGCTTTTTTCTAAGTTCACCCTGCTGTGTACTATACCCTTTCACATCTATATAAACGACTTCACCATTCCATTTGTATATGGCAAAATCAACTGTATATGTAATAGCTCTATAGCTTTTCCCATCTTTTTTAAATTTAGGTTGTAGTTCAAACTTTTGTTGAAGTCCAAAGTCTTTTATTTCTCCATTTTCCTTTTTTTCTTTTAAATATAAATAATACTCTGACTCATCTTTACTATCAAATTTAATTCCATCTATTACAATTTTCTTATTATTGTATTTACTCAATCAAATACTTCCTTTATCACTTAAAGTTACTCATACTTATTAATATCGTTTATAAATTCATAAACCTCATGTACACTATATCCAAACTTTTCAAATCCTTTTACATACCTTCTTATTGAACTTGATATACTTCTACCTACTCTACAATTTTCATATCCTTGCCATAAATTCTCTTTTTCCTCTTGCTTTACCATTTGAGAAACTGCTTTTTGAAACTTATTCATTGCTATTCCCCCATAGTGTTATTGTTTAAAATTAATTTTGCTGTTCTCTATTACTTCTATTAGCCTTTCTCTCACATCTTTTACAACAATAAATTTTTTTAGACTGTTTTGAGATGTAAAATAATTTACCACACCAATTGCAAATTATTCTTTTATTCATAAAACCACTTCTTTCTCATTTTTCAGGATATTTGTTATTACAATTTTCACACTCTTTTAGATTCAATCTATACTCATAAACTCTACCAGCTATAAAACTTCCTATTACTAATATTACACTAGCTAAGATATTCACTTTTAATCATCTCCTCATATTCTTCTCTAGCCTTATCTATAGCAATAAATATATCCTCTCCATTGTCATATAGCTCTTTTGCTCTTTTAATTGTATATTCTGTCCTTGAAACTTCCATTATTCCTCCTCAATATATTCAGCTTTCCAGCCACTTCTTGTTTTAGTTTTCTTTTTAATTGTTTGGTAAACTGCCTGACTCTGTAGTCTTAAAAAACATGCTGCACTATCTATAGAATCAAATATTTTTTCTTCACCAGTTTTGACATTAATTAACTTTACTTTTGAAGCTTTCTTTCTCTTTTTTCTATCCCTATCAACATTAAACTCTATTAGCATTTTTCCACGTGTTGGAAATACAAGTTCTCCATTTTTGTTTACTCCATAGATACAGCAATATAGTGCTAAATAATTTCTAAGAGTCAAATCATCTTCAAATATGTTATCTGCAACAGAACCACTAAAATATCTTTCAACCTTTAACATTTCAGCCCCCTCCTTATTCAACTGGCATTTCAAACACTTTTTCTTTGTTGCATCTAACCCCGTCTTTATTTATAATGTCAAACTTAGTTCCTGCAATAATAGCCTCCTGTATTCTGTTTAATACTTCAATAGCTCTTTCTTCTGATTTATACCTACCTATTTCTCTAACATTTGATTCACCTTCAAACACTGCATATACATATCTACTATCTATTTCAACTCTATTAACTCTCATTAAATCTAATCTATCTTGACTTCTAATTATTATCATTCCTAATGCCCCCCTCATCACATCTTCTTATATCATTTAACTTACTTAAATCTTCATATATATTCCCATCAACCTTAACTATTGCAAGTTCAGATAATCTAAAGCAATCTCCTGACATTTCATTCACTGCAATAAAACAACCATCTTTAAATTTTACCTCCCCTGCAAACTCTGTAAAAAATATACTTCTACATAAAACAATATCGCCTTCATAGATTTCTTTTCCATCACAATCCTTTAAACCTGTGTATATCATAACCTCAAAATTTTCATTGTTTTTTGGCAAATAAACACCACTATAAACCCACTCTCTAAGCAAATTTTTAGAATAGCACACCATTTCATCATAACTATACATTTCTTTACCATTTTTATTCCATTCTCTAAATTTTAACTCCATCTTCATCCCTCCATTTTTTAACTTCTAGGAAGTAATATTGTATAATTACTCCCTAGACTACTTAACTTGATTAAAAAGGTATATCGTCATCATCTATTGCTTGAAAACCTTGTGGGTCCAGTCCTGGTGGTATATATTCCTGTTGTTTTTCATGATTATTACTATCCTCTTTACTTGAAAGCAATTCTAAAGCATTTACATTAACCTTAGTAATAGATTTCCAACAACCATTTTCATCTTTGTAATTATCTATATTTAATTCTCCAAAAGCATATATCTGTTTACCTTTTGTAAGATACTGTACAAGATTTTCTACATGTTTTCCTAACTGTTCACAAGGTATAAAATCAACTTTCTTTTTGCCTTCTCTATCTTTGTATTTTCTATCTACTGCTACCCTAAATAAAATTTTAGGTGTACCCGAATTTGGAAGATATTTCAGCTCAGCATCTGCAACTAATCTTCCAACTAAAGTTATTGTATTCATTTAACTAGCCCCCTTCTATTTTTCTTCCTGCTCTTCTGTATACTCAACAAAGTAAGTATAAGTTGTCTTGCTATTTTGCTTCTCTCTACCAATCTTTACTGTATATCCAGCTTTCCCAAGTAATCTTAACAATTCCAATCTATCCTGCTCATTTAAAGAACCACTTCTTTGTGCATATATTCTCGCCATTTTATACCTCCCCTTTCTAGGAAACAATATATTGATATTTACTTCCTAGAAGTTTAATTTTTATTTAAATTTTTCCTTCTGACTCTTTTTAATAATCTCGTCTAGCTCTTTTTCATCATACTGAGTAAAAGTCTGATTGAAGTTAGCAAACTTATTTTTACTTACATTATGAGTATTCACAGTTTTATTATTAGACTGTTTCTTCTCCTGTTTACTCTTTTTCTTCCTCTCAAACTCATTTTGATACTCTGTAAGTTCTAAATTAGTTTTTACACCTGCTTCTATCCAATTATTTAATATTGTTTTAATGTATTTATAATTCTTAACTCCACTGCCTACAGCTTCATCAACAGCTCTTATTATTACATCAGCTTCCATTCCATCATCTAAATAACTTAGTAGTTGAAGAAAATTATTTGGAGTAATCACACCTATATAAGATTCATAATATTTTTTTATGTAGGTGGTTTTATCTTTATTGGATTGTTCATTAATAACAATAGTAGTAATATCATTATTTACTTTAAAGTCATTACTTACTACTTCCGTGTTTTCCGGTTTCCGAGAAACCCGGTTTCCGGGAAATCCGGTTTCCGGGAAATCAGTTTTTCGGGATTTTAGCTTCTGAGGATTTTCAAGTGGTATCTCATATACTTGATAATCATATCCTCCAAGCATCTTATTAGTATTAGAATCTCTACAAGGTTTTCTTGTTACATATCCATTTTCTATAAGTTCTTTTAAAATATTTGCTGTAGCATCCCTTCCATTTTTACTTCTTTTATATAGGTCATTAACATAGATTTTCCAATGGTCGGGCTTACTAATCAGATATGAATGTAAGCCTTTTGCTTGCCAGCTTAATTTTACATCTTCCAAACAAGTTTTATTTAAAACTACATATGGATTATCTTTGTCTTTGCTTACTCTTATAATCCCCAATACTATCACCTACTCTTGTTTTTGCTTCTCTAAAATGCTCTTATATCCATTTAAAACTTTCTCATACTCCTGCTTAGTCAAATCTACTGCTAACTTTCCAAACTTCTTATATACTTCACTATCAACTCTATTTTTATCTTTTTCTATAGATTCTCCTAGCGAATATAGTATATTTAATTCGCTCTCATTAACTTCTTTTTTTTTCTGCTCATTTCCATGTTTATTTGTTGCATCACTATCTTTTGTATCATCAATACAAAATAATCCATTTAAAGCATACTTTCTTGCATAACTTGATACACTTCCAGTTACTTGTGCTAAATCCATACCTTTTTTAGTTTCATCTTCTCTAGCTAATGCTTTTACAGATATTTTTTCTCCTGTTTCTGCATCTATTAAAGTTGCTGTAGCTTCTACATAAAATCTATTTCCTATCTGAACAATATTATCATCCAATACAACCAATGCTTTTTCTTCTTTTAGAATAGGCTTTAAACCTTCTAGTATATCCTCACAACTCCTATAGTTGTATTTACCAAAGCTATTAAATTGACTTTTAGGAGCTTTTAAAGTACTCTGTATATTTACAAGTTTTATATAAACATTATTAGTTTCCATGGTCCTCACCTACTCTTTTTTAGCTTTTGGAATTGTTAGTGTAGTTCCATATTCAATCCTACAACCTTCAACCTCATGACCTTTTTTAATAAAGTCTTTAATAGTGTTCTTATCTACTTTTACAACTTGCTCAACTGTTTTATATATAGCAGGTATCTTTTCTTCATCTTCTATGACTAAGCTACCTGCCGACTTTCTTATACTTATATTTCCTAAAATTGTTTCTACTTTTTTAGTCTCAAGTAATTCCATACAGTCTTTTATATTGCTTTTTAATTTATCAAGAGTATTCTTTTTGGCCCTTTTTAACTCTTGCAATCTTTTAATCTCTGAATCTATAGAGTTTATATCACTGTCAATGTTTAATATTACTGAAACTATCCTAGTGTTTTTATTTTGTATCTCTTGTTTTATTATTTCTTTTATTTCCTCTAGTTTTTCAGCTTCATTTCCTGTTGTTTCTGTTAAACCTTCTTCTATTTCTAATAAATCTGTAGTTAATTCGTATAAAGTACTCATAATTTCCCTCCAT